TTATTCTCAAAGCCTTTAACCCCGAATACATAAACGTGCGATACTTAGATCCGATGGAAAATGGGTTTAGAACCGCTGAATTTTACGTTGGTAATAGGACTGCGCCGCTGTATAACTCAACCTTAGGTGTATGGAAGAGCATTTCATTTAACATTATCGAAAGGGACGGCAGACGAGATGTATAAACTAACAGATAATTTACGCCAACTCTTTTTAAGCTATCAAAGGCAAATTGTTTCGATAAAGGTTGACGGCGTGGACGGTGAGTTTGAATTGACCGAGAGTGATATTTTACAAAATACGCTTTCCGTCGATAGATACAGCGTGTCGGGTGAACGAATCGAAATAGGCTCGGCGATAGCTTCCGAACTGTCTTTTACTCTCAATAACGATGATGGAAAGTTTGACGACGTGAAGTTTGAAGGTGCGGAGCTTTATGTGCGTTTGGGAATAAAGAAGTGGAATGCGAAGCGTTGGGAAGATGCCAAAGTAGAGTATGTGCCGATAGGCTATTTCACAGTTGAACAACCGCCCCGGAAGCATACCACAATCGAATTAACGGCATTAGACCGTATGCGTTGGTTCGATCAACTTGTAAATGTTGACGACTTCCCCGACAATTTGTCGGTAAAACGTTATATTGATATTTGTTGCAGTAAATGTGGCGTTCCGCTCTACACAAATGTAGATAATCTACCGAATGCCGATTACGTTATCGAAACTTTGCCCGATGCTGACGATTTGACCTATCGAAAGCTATTGCAATGGTGTTGCGAGATTACAGGAACTTGCGCCTTCATTGATTGGGACGGACAATTGCGCTTAGCTTGGTATAGTGAGAGTAGTGAGCGAATAACGACATCCGAACGTTACGATAGCGACCTTTGGGAAAACGATATACAAATTACGGGCGTGGCAATATCCGATGGTGACAATTATTACATATCAGGCACGGACGATTATACGCTCGAAATATCCGACAATTCATTGATTACACACGATCAAGACAGCGTGCTTGCAAATATTGCGCCGCACATTGTAGGGTTTAAATATCGTCCTTTCTCTGCGGAAACTAAGCCGTTGCCGCACGTCTATCCGTTGGATGGGATAACTTTTGTAGATAAAAATGGTGGCGAGCATTATTCAATTGTAACCAACATAACATTCTCTATGAATGCGCATACCCAACTTTCGGGCAGTTGCGAAACGAGTACAACAAATGATTATTATACCCCACAACTCACCTCGAAGCAAGCTGCCGTCATTCGCAATTTACAGCTCAACGACGATACATTGACCGCTCAGGTAAGTGATATTGTAGATAAGGAAACTAACCTCGAAAGGCTCATATCCGAACGTACTACGGCGGCGATACAGCTCAATGATATTATAAGTAATGCGATGGGTTTATATGAAACGTCGGTCGAACTCGAAGACGGGAGTGTACAGTATTACCTTCACGACAAGTCTAAGATTGCCGAAAGCTCTGTAATTTATACGATAAATGCAGGCGGGTTTGCGTGGACTGAAAATTGGAATAATGGTAACCCCGAATGGACTTATGGCATCGATAAATACGGCAATGCGATTTTGCGTTATTTGTCAGTAAATAAACTATCCGCAGATTTCATCGACGTAAAGTCGCTTATTACTTCGGGTGAATTTGTTGCCGAAGCATACGATAGTAGCGGAAACGTAAATACAAGATTGAGCATCACGTCGGCGGGTATTGCTATCAATAGTGAAAACTTCAAACTCACTACCGACGGCGTAATGACAGCAACAGGCGGTACAATTGCAGGGTTCACTATTGACGAAACTAAATTAACCAACAGCGATGGCAAAAGTAAAATCGTCGTAGTAAATGGTAACAACACTTTGAATATAGCAGGTAGCGGAATAACTTATGGCTATTCACAAAACAATTTATTCAATGGTTGGTCGCTTACTTCGAGCGGACTAAGCATTGCATCTAATAATAATGGTTATTCAGGAATAAAACTTCAACCGAATTATACGGCAATAAATTATAACGGAACTTACAATTCGACTTACGGCTATGTGTCTAACTCCGTTGTCGCCGAAGGTTGTTTAACCGCTTCTACACAAAATGGTGCGTTTATTGTCGGCAACTTTAATAAACGACTTCCGGGCGGTGTCTATGATTATGTTTACGAGTGGGGTGCTTATGCGAGATTTGCCGACTATCAAACGGCAGAGCTTGTATACGATAGCCGAATAAGTGGCACATGGAAGCTGAAAGATATTAACCCCGATAGTGCAGGTAGTTGGCTTGTGTCTGCCCCGCACATTTCCTACACGACAGAATGCTCGATTAACTATGTAAAAGGTAGTAACTACAATAAATTCAATACGGATGGTACTACTTATAGTGACGGCACACTTACAGGAACATTGAATGTAATGTTGTGTGGAAATCTGAAAATAATTTTTATTACTTATATCGGCAGTACGGGTGATATAGCGCAAGATGGTTGGTACACAATCAGTCTTAAAAATTACATTTCTTTGACAACCGCTTATAGCGTACTCGTAACAAGCGCAACGTCATCAAAAACAGACTTGTCAAACAATAATAGAAGTAATGAGTTTGTAACAATTTTAAACAAAAATACATTAACCATCGGTATGGATAACAATACAGCAAGCGGATTCCGTGCTGTTGTATTTGCGGAATAGGAGTAAATATGAAACTAATTGATACAGTTAATTTGCACTCGGTACTTGTTAATCACGTTCGGGATAATTTCAGTTTTGATACGTCCTACAAGCTGTATGACCTTTTAGGTGTTCTCGAAAATAAGTGCAAATTTTACGACGAAAAACGAAAAGAACTTTTACAAAAATACGGCGATAAAGACAGCAACGGCAACCTTGTAGTAGACAACAATGGCAACGTGAATATGACAGAGGAAAATCTGTCTGCATTCGATTGCGAGCTTAAACAATTGCAAGCCGTAGAAGTGGAAAATATATCCGTAAAATTCACCCGTAATGAACTTGCGCCTATGCGCTGTTCAATAGTTGAAATGGGTGTTTTGAAAAATATTATACAAGGAGAGTAAAGATGATAGGGTTAGAAATAGTTCGAGAACTAACTATTGACGTTGCAAAGGAAAATACCTTTGCGGCAATAAACGCTAAACAATACGATAAAGCAACACGTTTTATTGTAGCCCAACTCACCAACTACGGCGAACCTATTGTCGTTGCCGCAGGTAGTACAGTAACAATCAATTTCCGCAGGGATGATAACCAAACCAAAGCGTTTGCGGGAACTGTTCTATCCGACGGCAGAGTGCGTGTGCCTATACCATATTTTGCGGTTGAGTGCGACGGCGACACTAAGGCAAGTATTTCGGTGAGTGGTAACGATAATGACAGAGCTACCACGTTGTCCTTCATTATAAGAGTGCAGGAAGCAGAGTTTGATGGTGACGGTATTTCGGAAGACGACAATTATGACCTGTTGTTGGCGTTAATTACCGAAGTAAACAACGTTGAGGACAGTATTAAAACGGCAGAAGCAAGCCGTGTTACGGCGGAAAATAGCCGTGTACAAACCGAAGCGCAACGTCAGGCAAATGAGAGTGCAAGGCAGTCGAATGAATCGCAACGTCAAACAAACGAAACCGCCCGTATATCGAGCGAAAATAGCCGTGTAAGCAACGAAAATACTCGCTCGACAAATGAATCGACACGCATTGCAAACGAGCAGGAAAGGCAGACAGACGAAACCACAAGGGCTAATAACGAGCTTGTCCGTGAACAGAATGAAACCATAAGACAAGCCAACGAGGAACAGCGCAAAGCGAATGAGTCAAACAGGGTAAACGCAATTGCAACGGCGCAAGATACCGCCGATTATGCCTTGGAAGAGATAGACGACGTTAAAAAGCAATTGTCCGATATTTCGATTAACCCCGACGATTTGGGACTTGAACAGGACGGCGACACGGGCTATGTTTACCCCACTTACAAGGGCGTTAGAAGCGAAAACGGCATTCCCCTTGCGGCAACAGGCGGCGGTGGCGGCGGAAGCTCTGCAACATATACAATCACGCTCAAAAACTTGCTCGAAAGCCGTAGCTACTCTATCCCCGAAAGCGGCGAAGCTCTCATCAAAATTTCCTATTCATCGGTTGACTGTGATGGCGAGGATGACGGCGCAGGTGTAGGCACTTTGACAGTTGACGGCGTAAAGAAGGCAACACTCAATATTGCGCAGGGCGACAACACAATCGACGTTAAGGACTACCTTGCGGCGGGCAGTAATACAGTTAAAATCAAAGTTGAAAACTCCGAAGGGTTGACGAAATCTATATCCTATACAATTACCGTTGTTGCTCTTTCGATTACTACCACTTTTGATACCTTCACAATGTGTAGCGGCGATACGACGTTCTATTACACGCCGACAGGTACAGGCAATAAAACTGTACACTTCGTTATGGACGGCGAAGAGTTGGAGTCGGTCGAAGTTAAGTCATCGGGACGTTCGCAGAGCTATGTTATAGACACTCAATCTCACGGCGCACACATTTTTGAAGTGTATGCCGAAATGACTGTCGAAGGCGTAACAGTAAAGTCAAACACATTAAAACTTTGTCTTACTTGGGTACAGGCGGGTAACTCAACACCTATTGTGCAGAGCGTGTTTGACACCGAAACTTGCACTCAGGGCGAGATTTTATCTATACCTTATTTTGCATACAACCCTTCGTCCGAACTTGCCGCAGTTAAGCTGTCGGTAATAAGCGAAGATGGCTCTACATATTCCGAAAAGACAATATCCGTCGGCAGGACGGCGCAGACTTGGGTTGTCGAAGACTACCCTATGGGCAAGGTAACGTTCCGTGTGTCGCTCGGCGATGAGTACGTTGACAACGTTGTAGAAGTAGAAGACAGCGGTGTGGAACTTGACCACATTACCGATAGCCTTGTATTGTACTTCGATCCGACAGGTAGAAGCAACAGCGAGAGCGAACCCGCACAATGGACTGACGGCACTACAAGCGCAGTATTTAATAACGTGTCCTTTACGAGTGCCGATGGTTGGCTTAACGATACGGACGGCAATTCTGTTTTAAGACTTCTGCCCGGTAGTAACGTTTACTTGCCTTACAAGCTGTTTGCGACAGATAAGCGTACAAGCGGCTTTACTGTTGAGGTTGAAATGGCAACGCATAATGTGCGTGATTACGACACAATCGTAATGAGTTGTTTGTCGGGCGGCAGAGGTTTTGAAATTGCTTCGCAGTCGGCAGAGCTTACATCCGAACAGAGTTCGCTTTCAATGCAGTTCAAAGAAGACGAGAGAGTGCGTGTAACCTTTGTAGTTGAACCGAGAAACCTTAACCGCTTAATTTACGTCTATGTGGACGGCGTAATGTGCGGCACAATACAATATCCCGACAATGATGACTTTGCCCAAACTCCCGCAGTAGGTATTACTATCGGCGCAGAGTCGAGCGGTATCGACGTTTACAGAATTTACCTTTATGACAAGGGACTTACCCGCAACGAAGTTTTGGATAACTACATTTCCGATAGAGCGACACTCAAACAGAGATTAAACGCTCATTACAGGAACGATATATTCAACAGCGCAGAGGAAGTAACCATTTCAAAACTTCCAAACACGTTGCCTTATATGATTATTTCGTGTGCGGAGTTGCCGCAATATAAAGGCGATAAAAAGACGGGCGTTGAGATAACTTATGTCAACCCTTCCGACAGTTCTAAGTCGTTCACGGCAACGGGCGTTGAAATGGATGTACAAGGTACTTCGTCCGCAGGATATAAGAAAAAGAACTTTAAAATCAAACTCAAAGGTGGCTTGACTTACACCGCAGACAATACCACGGCAAGCAAGTACAAGTTAAGAGATACGTCTATTCCCGTGTCAACGTTCTGTATGAAGGCAGACGTGGCATCGTCCGAAGGCACAAACAATGTAGAGTTGGTTCGCTTGTATAACGATGTAAGCCCTTATAAGACGGCAGCACAGCAAACTGACAGTCGTGTGCGTGTGGGCATTGATGGCGTTCCTTGCGTTATCTTTTGGCAGAATACGACTTCGGGCGAAACAAAGTTTTGGGGTAAATACAACTTCAATAATGATAAGAGCACGGCAGAGGTTTACGGCTTGACCGACGGCTGCGAGAGTTGGGAAATTTGCAATAACACATCCAACAGAGTACTGTTCAAGTCGAGTGATTACACTTCATCCGATTGGAAAAACGACTTTGAAGCACGCTATCCCGAAGACAACACGGACTATACAAACCTTAAACGTCTTACTGATTGGATAGTGTCAACAGATAGGTCGGCTGTGTCAACCGAAGCCGAAAAGACGGATAGACTTCAAAGGTTTAAGGATGAGTTTGAAGACTACTTTGTTAAAGACTCCATGCTGTTCTATTACTTATTCACCGAAGCCTTTTTAATGGTGGATAGCCGTGCTAAAAACTTTTTCCCTACAACCTATGACGGAACTCATTGGATGCCTTTGCCTTACGACTTCGATACTGCAATCGGTATTAACAATGAAGGACAGCTCGTATTCGATTATAACCTCGAAGACACCGACAAGGTGGACGGCGCAAACGTGTTCAACGGACAGGAAAGTGTATTGTGGTGCAATATCCGTGATGCCTTCGCCGACGACCTTAAAGCTATGTACAAGACGTTGCGCAGCGGTTCGACGTTCAACTATTCCGAAGTAATAAGCCGTTTCACCGAACATCAAAGCGTGTGGTGCGAAGCTATTTGGAACGAGGACGCTTACGAAAAGTACCTCGAACCTTTACTGACCGATAACGACAGCTCTTACTTGACGATGTTACAGGGCAACAAGTCGTCACAGCGCAGTTGGTGGTTGTACAACGCATTCCGCTATCGTGATAGTAAATATCAAACAGGTGATGCCGCCAACGAATTTATTACCCTTCGTTGCTACGAGAAGGGCGACATAAGCATAACACCTTACAGACACATTTATGCTCATATAAAATATGGTTCTTATGACGTTATGGAAAGGGCGGTGCGCAATACACAGATTACGCTTGCCAACCCTTCGACAACTCTTAACGATACCGAAGTGTATATCTATTCCGCCGACTGTCTTGCCGATATTGGTGACTTGTCACCTTTGCAAGTCGGTTATGCAAATTTCTCGTCCGCAGTAAAACTTACAAAGCTCAAACTCGGCGACGAAGCAAGCGATTATCAAAATACGCACTTGACGGAATTGTACGTCGGCAACAATGAACTTCTATCCGAATTGGATATTCGCAATTGCGTTTCACTTAGTCAGGCGGTTGACCTGTCGGGGTGTATCGGTATCGAAACCGTGCTTGCGGGCGGTAGCCACGTTGCGGCAATCAATTTGCCCGTTGGCGGTAAAGTTAAATACCTCGAACTGCCCGAAACGATTACCAACTTGACTATTAAAGAGCAGACCAAAATTGCAACCTTTACAAATAGCAACTTCCCCGATTTGACAACGCTCGATATAGAAAACTCCAACGGCGTACCCGTATGGGATATTTTAATGGCGAGCGAGAAGTTAAATCGTGTGCGCCTTATCGGTGTTAAGTGTGACCTTCGTGGGCAGACTGACGATACGCTTCTTAACGAATACCTTGCAAAACTTAAAACCTGCGGTGGTTTGGATGCTTCGGGCTTGAATACCGACAATGCGGTTTTGAGTGGTTATCTTTATGTGGATAGCATTACCGATGAACAGATTAACGACCTCAACGCTCTATACCCCGATTTGATTGTGGTAGTAAAGGGTAAGGAAACTTACAGCGTACATTGCGTAACCGTTGACTACTCTAAGGTATTCGATGACTTCGTGACTGCGGGCAATAGCTACACAGTTAAACTTGGTGATTATATCGGCAACTTCCACAATAACGAAATAAGCGTTACGATGAACGGCTTGCCTTGCGAATACACCTACGACGAGTCAACAGGCGTGCTGACAGTTGATAATATCACAGGCAGACTTGTTATAACAGTCGATTTGCCTAAGCTCGATGCACCTACAATTTCGCTTGCGGACGACGGCTACACATTGACTGTAACGCCTGCGGACAATACCACTAAGATTGCTATTTATGTAGACGATAAGTCACATTCGGAAGAAGATTTATAAGGAGTAATAAATGGAAAAGAACTTAGAAGATTTACGACTTGATTATGGCTTACATACCATCAAAGTCAAAGGCAAAGCAACGGGTTATGCAGAGAGTGACTTCTCTGCATCCGTTCAATACAACTCGCAACCCCGAATAATTATATCGGGCAAAACGTTGACTATCCGTAACATTTCTAAAACGGCAAGCGGCGTAAAAGTCTATTTCGATGAAATAGAAGTACTGTCGGTAGATTATGCGGGTGCGGTTGAACTTACAGGTGTACTCGATATTGACCTTTCGGAGTTGGAAGTGGAAGACGGCGAATACAGCGTTTATGCAAGGGTAATAGAACCTACATACTTTGCGCAGACCAACTCTGTCACATTTAAGGCGGGTAGCGGCGGTATTTACGGCGTTAGTTGGACGAATGACGAAAGTACCACAATGGAACGTACAGACGATGCTGTCGGGCTGACTTACGCAATAAATTCGTCTTCGGGTGAAATTGCTTCCGACTTTAACGACGTGTTCCCTTGGAATGTTGCAAGCGTTGAAACTGTTGACGGCAACAAAATGAAGCATATGCCGGGGATGTGGTTTAGAGTCGATACCGATACCAACGGCGATATAAATGCCGTGGCGGTGAGTGAAACTGCGGGAAATGGTGACGATTGGTATTATGTCCCTGAATTTTACTACGGTTGTTATGGGGCATCGGCGAATGGTGATGGCTTGGCAAGTGTAACAGGGGTATCTCGTAACTACGTTACTCGTTCGAGCTTCCGTACAAAAGCGGCGGCAACAGGCACAGGCTACCAACAGCTTGATTTGTACCATAGAATAGCAATGCTTTTCCTTTGGTGGATAGAATGGGCAACTAAAAAGTCAGATTCTATTATGTCAGGTCGTATTTCAGGTAGCGGTACGGGCGGCGGCTCATCTGTATGTGCAACGGGTGGTACGGATAGTGTGGCAACCGAGAGTGGTTTTAACCCGACAACAGCACAGATGAAGTGGCACGATATTGAAGACTTTGTCGGTAATATGTTGGAATGGGTAGATGGTATTTCGGGCAGTTCGAGTAATAAATTGTATGTCTGTGCAGATTCGTCAAAATTTTCCGATACTTTGGGTGCAAGCGGATATTCGCTTACGTCATATACGACGAATGCAACGACAAGTACATATTGTATAAAAGCCTTTGGTTGGGATAAAAATAACCCCTTCTTGGTTTATCCGACAAAAACAACAGGTGGTACAACTTATACCGTGGCATTTTGCGATGGTGTATACTTAACGAACTCGTCGAACCCCTGCGTGTATGTAGGTGCTTACTATAATTACTCGAGCGCCAACTTTGGCGTTTCGTACTTCCATTGTAACAACGCTTCCAGCTCGTACTCGAACATCGGCGGTCGCCTTCTTAAAATACCCTCATGAAAAGGGGTTAAAGGGGAAATGCTGTTCCCCTTGTACTGTCAGTCTTTAACAATTTAAAACAATAATAGGGTAGTGAGATTCAAGATCGTCGAACCCCTGCGTGTATGTAGGTGCTAACTATAATAACTCGAACGCCAACAATGGCGTTTCGTACTTCAATTGTAACAACGCTTCCAACTCGAACTCGAACATCGGCGGTCGCCCTCTTTTTCAGACTAAGCCAACTAAGAATCTCAATATCCTCGCCCCTTGGCGAAAAACAACTCGTATGAGGTACGGGTTAGTAGGTTAATTCTCGAAAGCCCGTAAGAGTAAAAGAAGCTATGAAACGTTTAGGTTATCTTTATGAAAAGGTTTGCTCAATAGAAAATTTACAACTTGCTTTAACAATGGCAGTTCGTGGCAAACGCAAAACTAAATGGATATTATATGTCTTGGAACACAGAGATTATTTCTGTCAATTGTTGCAGAATCAGCTTCTTAATGGCGAATTTAAACCCTCGGAAAATGTTATAAAGACTATCGTTGAACAGGCGAGCTGAAAGGTGCGCCGACTTGAAATACCTAAATTCTTTCCCGACAGAATTGTCCATTGGGCAATCTGTATTGTACTTCAACCTCTATTTAAACGGGGAATGTATAGGTATTGCATCGGCTCTGTCCCTAAGCGTGGCGGCAACGACGGCAGAAAGTTTATTGTTAAAGTTTTAAAGAAGGACAAGCAAATAAAATATGTTATGAAGTTGGACTTGCGGAAGTTCTTTCAGTCGGTATCACACGATAAGATGAAGCAATTATTCCGCACCAAAATTAAAGATAAAAAGCTGTTGCACTTGCTCGATATGATTATCGATGCAGGAACAGAGGGACTGCCGATAGGCTATTACTCGTCGCAATGGTTTTCTAACTTCTATTTGGAAAAGGTCGACCATCTCATAAAGGAAAAGCTGCGTGTGCGCTATTATGTACGCAATGTCGACGATATGCTTTTCCTCGATAGCAACAAACGAAAGCTACACAAGGACTTACACACTCTTATAGATTTTCTGCAAAGCGAAGGCTTTAAAGTGACCGTTAAGGGTGATTGGCAGGTGTGGAAACTTCACTCCCGACCGATAAACTTTCTCGGCTTTCTGTACTATGTAAACAAGACTTATATTCGGCGCAGGAATTTTTACCGATTTACACGAAAAGTAAGAAGAGTAAAACGAAAGGGGTATTGTAATGTCCGCAACGCTCGTGCGATAACGTCGGGACTTGGAGCTATTAATCATATTCCCCACGGCAAACAATATTACACTTCTTACATTAAACCGATAATCTCGAAGCACGAATTGCACAATATCATCTCGCTTGCAGATAGGCGAATAAAAGGAGTAGCTTAATAATGATTATTAAAGACGGCACAAACGCCAAAGTGGAAAAATTAAAAAAGACTTTAAAAATTAAAGGTGACGTGTACATTGTCGGCGAAGGCAATTATATCGAAAACCTTGCAGGGCATAAAAAGCTGTACCCGACAAGCTCCGCCACGTCGATTGAGGAAGCCGAAGCCGAGCGTTTAGCCTTCCTCGAATACGAAGCCGAACAGCGTGCAAAAGCGGCGCAGGAAGCCGCTGAACACGCCACAGACGGCAAGAGTGAGGGAAACGATGAGGAAGTTCATTGATTGCATAGGTAAATTCTTTCGATTTGTCGGTATTGTGTTTATTATAGCACTTTGCGCAGTCGCAGTTTTGGCTGTTTTGGCGGTTATTCTGCCCGACAACTTTATGCAGGTAGTGAATTTCCTTATGGGGCTTAAATAGTTATGCAACAAATTACTATCGAAAATATTTGTGCGGCGTGCGGTAAGGCAAATTGCGCCGAACCTTGCGAAGCATATTACAAATGTTTTGAAATGACTTGTCGGGAGGAAAAATGCTATGCAGACACCACCTTGATTAAATCGAGTGTATCAACGTCACCAAAATTCAAATTAAAAGCAGGAGGAAAATAAGATGGCTTTTACCGAAGATTTACAAAAAGCAAAAGCAAACCTTACCGTGCAGAAGACCTTTGCTTATGACAAGGTTTACGCACAGGCTAAGGCGGACAAGAATGACGAGCTTGTGACCTTCAAAAATGATATGGAAACTAAGCTCCACGCACAGATTGAGGACTTGACCGCAAAGTGCAATGCGGCGGTAGCCGCCAAAGAGGAAGAGATTGCTGCATATGCCGATGAAAAGGCAAAAGCGGATGTCGCTACCTACGATGCGCAGATTGCGGACATTGAAACTCTAATCGCAAAGTACAATTTCTAAGTGAGGTGCAATTATGGAAGATGTTATTGATTTTCTTTACGCTGCCACAAGTACGTCTTCCTATTGTTTCATTGTGTATGTTATAGCGATATTGGTTGTCATCGGCATAACCGAGATAATCAAAAGGCTTATAAGATTGGTTGAGGACAGGGTGGTTAAGAGTGATACGCTGTATCAACGCCTTGACGTTGCCTTAATGTTCTTGCCTACGGGCATAGCCGTCCTTGTAAGTTTTATTCTATCGTTTAACATTCCGTACATTGGCAATCAGGTGTTCGACCTGCATAATGCCGTTACGTTATCGAGGGATGCGCAGATAATTTACATAGCCTGCAAAAAGCTCTTCACCAAAGCTAAGACCACCAAAGTGACCGATACCGACGTGTCGGAATCTTTGACCGAAGCGAAGGACGAAGTAGCGCAGACAGAACAGACTACGCAGACCGTGGTTGACAAAGTAACGGCGGCGGTAGATGCCTTTAATGCCGCTTGCAACGCCACAAAGGACGATAGCAAGACAGACGACGACAGCACCTAAAAAGAAAAGTAGCTTCCTACCTGAATGGCGGGAAGCTATTATTTATGCGGAAAAACAGACAAGGTGAAAATAAAGTATTATAATAAATACGCTTGATTGATTTTTCTCGTATCACTACAAGTAAAGCACTTGCACGCATCCCCCTTTGCGACGTGAGTGCTTTATTCGTTTTAAGCCAAAACTCCATCATCTCATCGACACCTTTATCTCGGCGCATACCGAGCGGTAGACGAAGATTTAAGCTAAAAAAGTTTAGTCGTTTTGAAGTAATTTTTATTAAAATTTGCTTAAAATTTCTAACCGTGAATTTTTGGGTACAAAATGGGTAGAAAATGGGTCAAAATTTGAGCGACTTAAAAACCACAATATATTGTGGTTTATGACTACTCTAAACCACAATATATTGTGGTATGAGGTCGTCAGTCCGACTGGAAATCGTGTGACGGCTAACCCCGTCCGGAGGTTCAAATCCTCTTCTCTGCGCCAAATATGCCCGTTTTTGAGCGAAAAACGCTTGAAAATGGGCATTTTTCTTGCATTTTTGCGTATTTTTATTAAAATTTTAAAGTAGTCGTTTTGACGTATTTAAATAAAATTTTTAGGTAAAAATTACTTCAAATTGCGTAATTTTTATGGGTAAAAATGGGTCAAATATGGGTATTTTATGGGTAAAAAGTGGGTAAAATTTGTACTTCAAAACGAAGCAAATTGCCAAAATTTACAATAATATTGCCTAAAACGCTTAAAAAATCGGCATTTTAGGCCTTTTTATTAAATCTGTCTATTTTGGGTCAAACCACGATTGCGTTGTGGTCAATTCGTCTACCGCTCGGTATGCGCCGAGATAAAGGTGTCGATGAGATGTAAGACCTCTTCGTATTTCTTTTTATAAATCTCGATTTTTTGCTTGTCGGTTAGGTTGCCACGCAGGAATGTGGCTCTATCGAGTTGTTCGGGGTGAGTGTAAGTTTTCAATGTCGTTTCGATATTGCTGTGTCCCATCCATAAACAAACTGTTTTAAGCTCAACCTTTTCTACACAAATTTGTATCGTTCCGAAAGTGTGTCTTAGGTCGTGTATAACGTGGTCTAAATTTAACGGCTTCATCAACTTATGCTTAAATACTCTGTCGACAATACTATCGCAATGCGGGAAGAATTTACCATCTTCGTTAGGTGTTAAACTTCTTAGTAATTTTTCTATCAAAGTTGAGAAGGGGAAATATCTATCCGACCCGTTAGTTTTTGTGCCATTGATTTTTAGTGTCTGATTTTCAAAATCGGTTTCCTGGTAAAGAACGTCTAACGCTTCATTGCGGCGTGATCCTGTGAGATATACAAAAATATAATAGCATTTGAGCGAATAAGGAATAGTATCGTCTTCAAATAATCTTGTAAAGAATTGAATTTGCTCTACAAATGAGAATGCCGTTCCTTCGTCTTGAATGTGTTGCATAGTTGCTATCGCAAGGCAGGGGTCGTGTTTTATAATCATTTCCGTGACCGCATACGCAAATATGGCATTAAAATGTCCTTGTAAAATCTGTCGCTTGCGTGGTTCGGGCGTGGCAAGTAAAAAGTCTTTTATTTCCTTGCTTGTATAATCACCGATAGGTTTGTCGAAGCCTTTACTTTGTATAAATCTAATATCAGAATCGTATGCCGATACCGTGCTTGCTGATAATTTTTTTGCTTGACTCTGTCTGTAAGGCAGAAAATGATTTTTGTAAACGTCAGAGAGTAGAGGTGTAAGTTTCTTTTTAGGCTTAACAGGTTTTTTCTGCTGTTCTAAGTCTTCTAAGATTTTAACCATCTTGTCGTATATCTCTTCGGGTGTTTTGCCATAAATAGACCCCCATACAGGATGTCTAAATTCGTATCGTCCGTCGTCCCTCAAACGAGGTGAACCGCCACGAATGTCGAGTGTTACAAGCATTTCTTTAAGCCTCCGCAATTGTTCCTCAATCGGAACATTTTTCTTTTCCCCCGATGGGGCTTTATTACTTGTTAATAATTTTATATCCCGTTCGTTTGAATAAGACGAGCGGTTTTCTTTTTCGTTTTGTTTGTCGGTTATAGCGTGGTACAAGTCTATAAATTCAACTTGCATCGCCATAAGTTGCTGAATTAATTTTTCGTTTTTACTTTTGTCGGGAAGGTATGCTATCTCAACCTGCATTGCGACAAAAAGATTATTGAACCGAATTAAGCGTTCGTCTAATGTCATACGCACGCCCTTCCGATACATAAATTCTTTAAATTGTTATACGATTTCTGTAAATTAAAATCGTCAAACTTTACAAATTGGGGGGGGGGGGGTAGCATTAAATGCTTCATAAAAATAAACTCCTATTTTCAATTCCCCTCATTTTCCATTATCACTACATTATTTTTTATGTTGGTATTTTACCGCAAGTCGTGCGTTGTAAATGACCATATCTTTTAATTCTTTTGGCGCAGCCCTAAATAATGAAATAAGTTCTTTTTCCTTATCGTCCGTTACAATCACATTACCCTCGCTTTCCAAAAGCGCAAGGTCGATATTTGTACTGTCATAATCGTGACCGACAACATAATCAACCGACACATGGTAATAGTCTGCTAATTGACAAAGCGTTTCGATAGGTGGTTCTCTAAACCCGTATTCATAATTTCGATATGTTCCTATCGGCAACCCTACATCATTCGCAACACAGTCTTGTGTCTTCTTACCTCTAAGTTCTTTTAGTCTTAGCATATCATATAGACCCCTTTTTTCTTTAATTATACTCCAAAATGGATAACTTGTCAATTGATTTTATTAAAAAGTTAGCCATAATGCGTAAATTTAATTGACTTTTTCATTTTGGTATAGTATTTTAGTAACACCTTACTAATATTTTGTCATTTTGAAGTAACAAGGAGATTTACATGAAGGGACTTGCAAATAAGAGAAAAGAAAAAGGTTTAACACAAAAACAATGCGCTGCAATGTTTGGTTTGCCATACAGAACTTATTTACATTATGAGTACGGAAGACGTGAACCAAAATACGAATTGTTAAAGAGATTTGCCGACTTTTTCGGTTGCACAATCGATGAGCTTCTATAAGACAATTTTAAGGGGGATGAATTTTGGAAAATTATTCGTTGTGTTCGCCGTTCGATATAACAAAACACAAGCAGACTTTTGATAACTATCTCGAAGTTTTAATTTTACCCGACGGCGAGGTGGTTTACGCCGTGCCTTCGCATTCTGCCAAAGCTGAAAAACTTTGTTGTGACAAGTTACATATTACACAGCACCAACTGCAAAAAAGGTGTCCGAGAGAATATTACTATGATTATTTAACTTGGCTTTTGAACATCTGCGGAGCAATTGCTGTATGGACTAATCACTTTATGTCAGGCGAGTGCGGACTCACTAACAGGCAGAAACTCACACTCAAACGCTTAAAGCTACATGGTGTATTTAAGGGGGCGATATGATTAAGCTCTATCGTCATCAAGAGATGGCACTCACCTTTATGCGGCTATTCGACAACTATGCGCTGTTTATGGAACAGGGTTGCGGTAAGACTTTGCCGTGCCTGTTTAGGATATTAGAACTCATAAAGCAACGAAAGATTAAAACCGCCCTTGTGGTTGCGCCTAAGGCGGCTATGGGGGCGTGGAGTAGAGATATTGACCGATTTGACGAGGACGACAAAAAACTCCTCTACGGGGCAATTACAGTCGTTAATTACGAAGCGGTTTGGCGCAAAACGAAGTATGACGTGCGGTGGTTAAATTCTAAAAAATACAACCCGACAACTCTCGGTGACTACGACAGAGAATGGGACTTAATTATTTTAGACGAAAGCCACAAAATCAAAAATCGTACAAGTAAGCAAGCACAGATGGTGCATCACTTAGCCCTGTACGCAAGGTACAGATACATTCTTACAGGTACGCCCATAAGTAACGGAAGTTTAGAGAATATATGGTCGCAGTATGCGTTCCTTCGACCTTACCTCGGTAATCGTGGGGCAATTTACAGCAAAATATTTGGCGGAAGTTATTACGACTTTTTACATAAGTACTGCATACTCAATCAATGGTATCAACCATACAAATATATTCACGTCGATGAACTTCAACAGATAATAGGACAGCACAGCTATCGGGTGCAGAAAAAAGACTGTTTGGACTTGCCCGAAAAGTTGCCTGATGAGATATATTCCATAGAGCTTAAAGACAAAGCAAAATATAAAGAGCTTCATAAATACAGCAGTTTGACTGATTACGATTTTGTTGCCGACAACTCGCTTGTAAGACAATTAAAACTTAGACAATTCTGTTCGGGCTTTTTCACGGCAGAAGATGGCACAATCGTTCCGATAGCTACCGAAAAATACGACGTTCTTTCCGACTTTTTAGACGATTGGGACAAAAAACTTGTAATTTTCGCAGAGTATAAGGAATCAATAAAGCGGATATGCGAAGTAATTGACAGTAAGAAAATCAGGTATGTGGTTTTGGACGGCGAACAGAAAAACAAGTCGATTTGGAAAGATTTTCAAAGCGATGACAAAATACGCATTATTGTCTGTCAGTACAAGTCGGGCAATGCGGGTATTGACCTATTTGCCGCCGACACAATTTTATACTTCGAGCCAACTATCAGTTCTAATGTGTTGGAGCAGAGTCGTGATCGCATTCACAGAACAGGGCAAACGCAGAAATGCAGTTATATACATTTCATAACAAAAGGTACAATCGAGGAAGCAATCTACAATGCCCTACAAGGCTTTTGCGACTTCGACGAAAAGCTATTTAAGCAATATATAGAACAATACCAAAAAGGAATTTCATACAGGAGTTAAAAATCAATGGCAAGCACAAAAAAATACCATATTACAATTACCGACAACGAGAGTGGCGCAGTTTATGTTGACAGGAATAGCGATGCGGTGATTGGTTCTTTGGACTACGGCGAAAACAAAATACAGGGTGTATCGTATATCGACGGAGCGAATGGTGCAACAGTAATGGCAATACTTAAATCTCTCGATACAATAAGAGATGAGTTGTTTACGGATGAACCTATGCTTCGTTTCTACTACGCACTTTTAGCGGATAAAAAAAGTATCTAAGATAGATGAAGAATAATATGGAAATAACGCTCGGTAGTTTGTTTGACGGCGCAGGGACTTGCCCGTTTGCGGCAAAGCAATTCGGCATAAAAACACTATGGTCGAGCGAGATAGAGCCGTTTCCGTTACAGGTTACGGCAAAGCGTTTCCCCGAAGTACAACAACTCGGGGATATAACAAAAATCAATGGCGGCGAAATACCACCCGTTGACATCATTACCTTCGGTTCACCCTGTCAGGACTTGTCTGTTGCAGGCAAGCGGGCAGGGATAGAAGGTGCGAGGTCGGGGTTGTTTATGGAAGCCGTGAGAATTATGAGGGAAATGAGAGATGCAACAAAAGGAAAATACCCCCGTTTCGCAATGTGGGAAAACGTGCCGGGAGCATTTAGCTCAAACAATGGCGACGACTTCCGAACCGTCCTCGAAGAACTTGCCAAAGTTAAAGACAGCAATGCCGTTATTCCTCGACCTACGGACAGCAAGGGGGGGCAGCAGCGATGGACAACAGCGGGACACATCTTGGCAGACGACTATTCAATTGCTTGGCGAACTCTCGATGCGCAATATTGGGGAATACCCCAACGTCGTAGAAGAATCTACCTTGTGGCAGATTTTAGAGGTGGAAGTGCTGCCAAAATACTATTTGAGCGAAACGGCTTGTCGAGGAATTTTGCGGAGAGCCGCAACTCGTGGCAAGGACTTAGCCGAGAAAACACCTATTCTACTTTATGCGCTGATGGAACAGGGCAAAGTGACGACAGCAGAAGCAGAGGAAATGGGACTGAAATTGCTCACCCTTTGATTCTCGAAAATCATCCGAATGATAGCAGAATACAAGTCGACGATAGCGGAACGATACAGACTTTAACACAACAAATGGGAACGGGTGGCGGGAACGTACCGCTCGTTGTCTGCGGTTTAGATGCCTATAATCAAACTGAAACAGGAAACGTTGCTAAAACACTTTTATCGGGACACGCAGATTGTGATGGAGTGCCGTGTGTAGCTGTAAACCTTGTACCCAACGCCGTTGGGGGGGGTAGCATACACGGCAACAACAGGTAGTTTTATGCAGACTGAAAAAGATAAAACGCCAACCTTAATGGCAAGAGATTATAAAGATCCGACTATTGTTTGTTATCCCGTAGGCATTAACGGCGATAAATGCTCAACGCTTGACGGACATTATTACTTAGGTTGTGGCGCAAGAGGTGGCATAGAACGTGAAGTTGTTGCCGAGAAAAAGCAATCGGAATGGGTAGTCAGACGACTAACACCTACGGAATGCGCACGCTTACAGGGTATGCCCGATTGGTGGTGTTCGGATATAGAACACAGAGATGCGCCCGAATATAAAATGTGGGGCAATGGCATGGCACTACCTAACGTAATGTACGTTATGGAAGGGTTGGCGGCGGAACTTAGACAAGAGAAATTAAATCAAATTTTAGGGGAATGAGTATGACTGATGTACAATTGATATTGTTAATTGACACAATTGCTTTATGCTTAGCGTGTTTAGCTATTTGTGTACTGTTGGCTATGTGGTTAAGACTTAGCCGAAAATACCATATTTTGGCGCTTTTTCGCTCAAAAACCGAACGCATAAAGAATATAGATCCGTTTAACGACTTCGATAACAAACAAGAGGGTAAAAACATCAAATGAGAATTATAGTATTCGACTGCGAAGTTTTTGCCCACGATTGGCTGTTTGTTTTTAAGGAATTAAACGGTGATTTTTTATGTATAGCGCATAACAATAACGACGAAGTTAAGCAGTTGATGCAGACAGAGGATATTTGTTTGTGTGGCTTTAACAATAAGCATTATGACAACTTTATTCTCTCGGCTGTATTAAATGATGCCGATGCCGAAACGATAAAAGACATAAACGACTTCATTATGCAGGGCAAAAACGGATGGGAACATCCCTATATTAAGGACAATCGCTCATTCTTTGATAGCTTCGATTTAATTGACGATATGCTCAAAGGCACGTCGCTAAAATCAATCGAAGCAAACCTCGGTATGGATATTGAGGAAACGGAAGTCGACTTTAATATCGACAGGTCGTTGACCGCCGAGGAACTCGCCCTGACTGTCCGATACTGCAAATTCGACGTGGAAGCCACCGAGCGACTTTGCAAACTTCGCAAGAACTATTTATTAACTAAGATAGAACTTGGGCGTATGCGTGACATTCCCGATGCCGTTTCGCTATCATGCACCAACGCAAAAATTGTTGCTAAGTACTTACTTGCAAAAAGGGTAGAGCATAACGACGGGCGAGAATATGAATATCCGCCAAACCTCGATGTCGGTATTATTCCCAAAACAATTTTAGACTTCTTTAACACAATTCACGATAAGTCAATTGACGACAAAACGCTGTTTGAAACGTCGCTCGAAATCGAGCTTATAGGTACACCTTGCAAATATGCGTGGGGCGGAGTACACGGTTCTAAACAAAGCTATTTTGCGGAAGCCGACGATGAGTATATCATTCAGAACAGGGACGTGTCGTCCTTGTACCCGTCACTTATGCTTATATACGGCTACATAAGCCGTAATATCGAAAGTTTTGACGTGTACAAGCAGACGTATGATAAACGTATTGCCGCTAAACATAGCGGTGATAAAAAGACAGCTAAGACCTTAAAACTACCGCTCAATACTTGTTCGGGTGCGGCAGAGAATGAGTATAACGACTTATACGATCCGCATCAATCACGCTCAATGCGCATTTCGGGGCAATTGTTTTTGACTGACCTTTTAATGAAAATGATTTGCGCCTGTCCGTCGATAGAGCTTCTCAACTTTAATACCGATGGTATTATGTACAGAATTAAGCGTTCGGAATTACCCGATATGGATGCGGTATGTGACGAATGGCAGAAGCGCACAGGTTTTGAACTTGAAACGGACGACATTTTAAAGGTGTACATAAAGGATGTAAACAACCTTTTGTTTGTAAGCACAGACGGCGAAATTAAGAAGGTAGGAAGCTATCTTAACTATGGTATTCAGGAAAAGGGTGCGTGGTCGATTAACAATAACTATACGATTGTAAAGGATGCGCTCGAAAACTACTTTGTCAACAATATACCGTTAGAAGACACAATCAATAATTGCAACGATATTTTTAAATTTCAAATTATCGCCAAAGCAAGCGGCAAGTATAGTGAATCCTATCAATTAGTCAACGGCGAAAAGGTTATCGTACAACGCTGTAACAGGGTGTATGCGACCACAAATAAGCACTACGGCACACTTTATAAAGTCCACGCCGAAACGGGTGTAGTAAGTAAAGTACCAAACTTGCCGCTTCATTGTGTAGTAGACAATAAAAATCAATTGACGATAGAAGCAGTTGACAAAAAATGGTATATCAATCTCGCTCGAAGTTATTTAAATGACTATCTCGGAATACCGAGAACGAAAAAGATTGATACTCGCAAATTAAATTCGATAAAGAAAAAAATTATTAAATACTTGGAGGAAAAACCTACAATGGCAGCAACAAAAACGGCAAAAACCGAAACTGCAACCCAACCCGCTGTACCTTCCACGGACAGCATAAAGCAGATGAATGTGTGGGAAAAATTATTGCTTGCACGTTTAGACTTCTTAAACAGCAACGTCAAAAAGACAGGCAAGCATTTTAGCCCTAACTACCTTTATTTCACGCTTAACGATATAGTACCCGTGGCGACACGCATATTCGTTAAATATAGACTTGTAACACCCATGTCATTCGAGGGTGAACAGGCAGTTTGTCGAGTTATTAACATTGACAAGCCCGACGAAGTAATTACATTTTTCAGTCCCATTAAAACTATTGAGAGTATCGAAAGCTCCAAAACGGGCGGCAAGCTCACAAACCCTATGCAAGATATGGGCTCTGTCGAAACTTATTCTCGTAGATATTTGTACTTAGCCGTTTTAGATATTGCCGAACACGACGATATAGACGGCGAGAATGAGGACGAAGTGGACGACGAAACCATCGGCGCAACAAACGTTAAACTCGCACAGGATTCAGCACCTAAAATTCCCCTTACATCATCGGAGCGTAAAACCATAGTGGAAGGCACAACAGACGTTGAAGGTATGGCAACACAAATACAGTTGGATGCGTTAAAGACCGCCTGCGCTAAGTGGCGTGAAGTTGATCCTTCGTGCGACGAACAGATACAGCGTATCGCAGTTGAAACCGACGGCTTTACAAAGGTAACGAAAAAGATTTGTGAAGACCTTTTAATATTGGTCGGCAATGCAATTAACGTGATTGAGAATAATAACGGGGTGAGCGAGAATGTTTGAGTGGAACGACAACAATACAATCACAGTAACGCCCCCGGCAAGACCTAAAAAGTTGACCGCTACACGTTTTGCCGCTGTCCTTGACAAGAATGTGTGGGAAAGTCCTTTTTCGGTGTGGTGTGCCGTTACACGCACCTACGAACCGCCCTTCGAGGACACTATATATACGAACGCAGGTAAAGCAATCGAACCTAAGCAGTTAGATTATTGCAAAAAGACCTACTTTATGAATGTAAAGACACCTACCGACGTGTACGGCGCAAACTATTTCAATAAGACTTTTGGTGACTTCTTCCCCAACGAAAAGATATTTGGTGGTATGTGGGATAGCTTAGTTGTTGACGAGAATGGCAAGCCTACAAAGGTTATCGAATGTAAGACGACAAAACGTGCGGAAGATTGGGAAGGCGGAAAAATTCCCGAATACTACGCAATGCAGGCGGCGTTATATGCTTACCTTCTCGGCGTGGATGACGTAATAATGGTTGCTTCCTTCTTAGACGAGAGTGACTACGACCACCCCGAAAACTTTAAACCTTCGGTTAAGAATACAATTCTCGTTCCTTTTAAGGTAAGCGAAAAATATCCGAAGTTTAAGACCATGTTAAAGGATGCTGAAACTTGGTGGCACAAACACGTCGATACGGGTATTTCGCCCGTATTCGATGAAAAGCGTGATGCTGATTATCTCAAAGCATTGCGCACAAAACACATTGACACAGCTACAACGGATATATCGGATATTATAGGCGAAATCGAAACGCTGACGGACGAAATTAACGCCCACGATGCGGAAATCAAAGAGAAGTCAGAAAGGCTTAAAACCCTGCAAGACACGCTCAAAAAGCAAGCGTTAAAACAATTCCGTGACGGCGATAAATCAGTAGTCATTGACGGCGATAAATACACCTTTACTGTTACAAAGGCAACAACTCAAACAGTTGACAAAGCCGCTCTCGAAACGGACGGGCTTTTAACAAAATATATTAAATGTAGTGAAAGCTATAAATTAACAAGCAAAAAGAAGGAGTTATAAATTATGTCAAAGGTTAAACTCACGCAGAGTACTTTTCAGGTTTGCCCCGAAGGTGAACACTTTTTTAAAATCACGGAAGTAAAGCACGATGAAGACTTCCAAACAATTACTTTAACGCTCAAAACGCCCGACGGCTTTACCGATACCGAGCGTTACGGTTTAATTAACAGCGACGGCACAGCAAACGAAGGTGCTTGCGGTGCATTCTCGTATATGTGCAGATGCGCAATGCAGGATAACGACATGGAAGAAATTGAACCTAAAAACCTTAAAGACAAATATATCAAAGCAACAGTCGTACATACTAAAAAGCCGTCAACTAAAAAAGAAGGTAAGGAAGTAACATTTACATCCTTGCAGGACATTGAAAGTTGTGACGAGGAGATGTGGGTAGCAGAGTATAACGAACGTCAAGCTAAAAAGAGCGGTACAACGTCTGCACCTACAAGCAATACGACGACTGCGCCTAAAACAGCAGCGGGGTTTGACTTAGATGCCTTATTCGGGAAAAAGTAATAAAGAGAGTACATTACAGACTCAATGTATGAAGTACTTACGGGAACGCAAAATTTACCACATTAACACCCACGGCGGCGGTTGGTGTGGTAAAGGAACGCCCGATTTAATCGTGTGCATAAACGGTTTGTTTGTAGCTTTCGAGTTAAAAGTCGGTGAAAACGATATGCAACCCGACCAAAAAATCATCCGTAAAAACATACTCGATAGTAGTGGTTTTCACTATTGTCCACGCTCATTTGATGAGTTTACGAGAATAATAGACGAATTTTTGACTATGAAAATAGTTCTATTATAGTACTTTCGTAGTACTATGTCAGACATAATAAGCAAATACAACTACAAAATTATGATAGAGGATGGCAAATGTACGAGAATTTTCCCAAAGAATTAAAAAATCAAAGTCAATGGGTTTGTGCGAAAAATAAGTCGAAAGTACCGCTTACCATTCACGGTAAAGCGGCATCGTCCGCAGATAAAAATACTTGGTCTACTTTTGACGAAGCCTGCGCCGCAGTTGAGTGTGGCAAGGTTGATGCAGTCGGCTATGTGTTTAATAACAGCGGTATTGTGGGAATTGACCTCGACAAATGTATCGGCGCAGACGGCTTTTTATCGCCGTTAGCGTGCGACATTTTAAAGCGTTGCAAGTCCTACACGGAATACAGTCGGTCGGGTAAGGGCGTACATATTTATTTGCGTGGGCAATTGCCTTTCGGCGGACGAAATAACGGCAACGACGTTGAGATTTATCAAACGGGTAGATTCTTTATCGTGACAGGGCGCAAGCTCATTTATGACGAGATAATCGAAAATCAGGAAGCAATCGACTACGTTGTCAATACCTATTTCCCCGACGTGGCGGAGGCAATAAGCTCAAATGTAAATATTGAAGCCCTATACAAACCGACTTACCACGTTATCTGCGGCGAAAAGATAACGATTAAGACAATTTATCAACCGATAGCGCAAGGTTGCCGTAACGTGTCACTCACGTCGCTTGCGGGGCATCTGCGCAACCACGGCTATACGAAAAAAGCACTCTTGCACGCATTGACAGAAGTCAATAACAAATATTGTGACAGTCCGTTGCCTAAGCGTGAGCTTGTAACCATCGTCAACTCAATTATTCGATATACGTCGAGAAGGGGTTAAGATGGGTAGTAACAATCAATCGGTATTTGTATGTAACGGTGCAAGCAATCACACGGCGCAGGAAAGGGAATTACACGACTTCTATGCCACAGAACCGCTTGCCGCACAACTTCTTTTAGACGTGGAAAAATTTAAACCTACGATTTGGGAATGTGCGTGCCGTGCGGGGCATCTGTCAAAAGTGTTTATCGAAAATGGCTATAACGTTCTTTCGACTGATATGGTAGACAGAGGGTACGGCATAGGCGGAGTAGATTTTTTAAAAGTTGCGCCGGGGCAAATTGACTTACGGAGTACGGATATAATTACAAACCCGCCGTATAGCTTAGCAAAAGAGTTTGTTGAACACGCCCTCGAACTGTTGCCGCAAAATGGCAAACTCGCAATGTTCCTTAAACTTACTTTTATGGAGTCTAAGGCACGCAAACAACTTTTTGTTGCTACCCCCCCATATAGAATTTACGTTTCGTCATCTCGCTTGCAATGCGCTAAAAATGGTGATTTTGAAACGTACTCGAAGGGCGTGGGGACAGCAGTTGCATACGGATGGTATGTATGGATAAAAGGTTTTAAAGGTGATACAACAGTAAAATGGATAAATTAGTAGGTGGAAAAGATGAAAAACAAAATAAAAGGAAAACCCGCTTATGAAGCAGTCAGGACGGACGGCTACACGGATAATAACGGCGTATTTCATAGATACTCGCCGAAGTTAAATGTTAATAGTCCTTGCCCCTGCGGGAGCGGTAAGAAGTATAAAAAATGTTGTGGCAAACGTTGAGGTGGATAATGAATCAAGAGAATTTGCCACTTAAAATTTTCTCGCTATGCTATTGGCTTAAATCTATCGGAAACGCAATATCGGTTATCGAAGTAATTATTGATGGGTTTGACATCCGAGCAGACGAGAATTTAAAACTTATACTAATTGTTAGATTTCACACAAAAGACGACAGACAATATCGTTATCGGTACGATGACGTATTGATTGCCAAAACACGACAGGAAGCCACAATAATGATTAAAAGGGTTGAGGAAAACGAACATATCTATCCTGTAACCCGACAGGAATATAGAGGTGTTTAATGGATGAGGATATAATCGAGGACGAGTCACAAGCGGACTACTACCAACTTCACGATGGTAGAAGGGTAGAAAATAGCGCACAGGCGAAAGTCTTAAATAAGTTGAACGAGATAGATCCGTTATTTAATAAAGATTACGGAAGGAATGAGCCTTCGATTGCTGAATTATTTGTTGAGATTTATCGTGATACCACAAGATATTGTATCGAAGCTAAGAGTTGGTTCATATTCAATGGTAAACGTTGGATAAAAGAAGGTAGCGAACTCGAAGTGATGGATAGGCTTGTAACATTCATTAAACTGTTAGCAATTCATTGTTTTGACAGGCAAAGGACGGATAATAACGAAAACCCTTCCGTTTTTAAAGATTATTTATCGTTTTTAGGTAAGATAAATGACCGCCGTGCAAGGGAAAGGATAATGAAGGATGCACAAATGGAAGCACGAATTTCGTTGTCAACATTCGATGCAAACCCATATCTTATAAATTGCCAAAATGGAACGTACAACCTTAAAGATGGTAAGTTTTATCTGCACCGAGCAGACGATTATCTAACAATGATAACCGAATGTAATTACCCAACCGACGTGGATGTGATTTCATATCCTCGGTGGGAGCAGTTTATCGACGAGATAACGTGTGGCGAAAAGGATATAGCGACATACCTGCAACGGGCATTAGGATACTGTTTGGACGGCACTACAAAAGAGGAATGTATGTTCATTGCTTACGGTAAAACAACCCGTAACGGCAAAGGTACATTATTTAATACTATTCAAAAAATACTCGGCGATTATGCTAAGGCAATGCCTGTCGATTTTATTTGTAAATCGAGATACGGCGCAAGTCAATACGATAAGGCAAACCCCATGCTTGCAGGACTAAGGGGTAAACGATTTGTCAACCTTTCCGAAAGTGATAATGCAGGAAAGTTGGATGAAGCAGTAATCAAAAACTATACAGGTGGCGACTCAATCACGGCACGAAATTTATACGAAAAAGATTTTACCTTTACGCCACAGTTCAAAATGTGGCTTTCGTGTAATTCTCTGCCTGCCGTGTATGATAGAAGTATTTTTTCATCCGATAGATTGAAGGTAATAGAGTTCAATGCCCACTTTGACAGTAAGACGAGAGATACGACCTTAAAAGAGCAGTTCTTAGAACCTGAGGTGCGCTCGGTTATTTTCAAGTGGCTTATACAAGGCTATGCTGATTATAGGCAATACGGACTTAAAGAACCTAAGGCGGTGGCGGCAGCAATTGACAGCTACGAAAAAACAAATAACCGAGTAGGAATGTTCGTTGAAGAGAAATGCGAGTTCGGCGAATCCTTCCGCACAAAGCGTGGTGACGTGTACAATGCTTATACGACTTGGTGTAAGTGTAATGGCTATTTGTCGTTGAACGGACAACGCTTTTTTGAACAGATTTCTGCGACAGGCGCAACTGCAATTAAATCAAATGGTGTTTTAATGTGGCAGGGCTTACGCATACGTCCGTCCACAGTACAATTAACAGACAAGGAGCAATAAGTTATGCCGAGATACAATGTTACAAATAATAAAGGCGAATGGGCTTGCTTTTCAAGTGTTGCAGATGGTTTTATAACAGACTTTATGCCAAAAGACGAATACGAAAAATGGCGTAAAAAAGAATATGGTAAAGATTATGAACCGCTCGAATATTGCAATCAAATGGACTACGAAGAAGCTATGCGTATAAGTTTATGTAGACAGCGTGAAGAAGAAAGCGAAATTGTAAGTGATTGTGATAATTGCGAGTATTGGAACGAAGATGAGCATAAATGTCAAATTGTTGAGAGTAAAGGAGTAATTCAAATGGATAAAAATTTAAAGACGATTGATTTTCGTATACAAAGGCAAAACAATCTTAACAAAGTAAAATACGACGATACAATTGGTGCGGGCAATGGTAGGCATTACTACGAAATTGAAAATGCCGAAAGCGGGCAAACAGTAGCGCAGATACAATTTCAGCAAGGCGCACGCAACGTTGAAGGCTCAATCGCAGGCGTTCTCGAAGGGGACTTATTGGAAATTGTGCGCCATAGGCTACAATGCTTTCAAAATGGTGAGTTTGCAACCCGTGAAAATGCGTGTGCGCTTACGCACATTGAGGAAGCGTTAATGTGGCTTGCAAAGCGTGCGGACGATAGAGCAGAGCGTAATGTTTTAGGGACGTACCAAAAATGACCAACAGAGAATGGTTGAACAGCTTACCTGATAACGAATTTGTAGATGTATGCGGTTTTTATTGCTTATGTTCTTATATACAAGACTATTATAGTAATTTTTGTAAAAAGAATGATACTTGCTTCGATTGTGTAGATAAATGGCTTGCGACAGAACATACAGAACCAAAGGAAGGCGATTAAATGAAAGAGATGATTTATTACCCGAATTTTCTCAAAAAGGTTGAGATTTTGCATTCGGGCGAATACAAAGGACGTAAATTTGCAATTACGAGCATAGGCATACATCCGTGTGCGTATGTGCAGATTTTTTGCGGGACAAACAACTATTACGATAAACGATTTGAACCTATTGATGTGCATTGTGGCTTTACCTTTGCAGAACACGCCCATTGGGACGAAACAGACAAAGCTCATTATATCGGTTGGGACTACGGGCATTGCTGCGATTTTGCAGGTTATTTTGAAAATAAAATATTCTCAACTGATATGCGCAAATGGACTACCGAAGAGATATTCGAGGAAGTAAAAGGCGTAATCGAGCAGTTAAATACATTAGCGGAAAGAGGTGTAAAATGTTAAGACGAAATGATTTAATTTTTATTGAATGTTTGGAATATGAAGGCAAAATATATGAACACGCAATCGGACAAGTAAATCGAGTAAATATTTGCGATGGCGAGTGTATGATAGATTTTCTCGTGCCGAACGACGGAGTTATTAGAGCAAAATTCAGGTCGGTACAAATTGAGAATTGCAAATTGCCCGACAATTGGATAGACAAACTCTATGCTACCGATAATAGCTCTATCGGCGCAGACAATTCTACAAGTACACAAGTAAACGATGCAGTAAATCACCCGTCACACTACACAGACGGCAAGATTGAAGTTATCGACTTTATCGAGGACAAGGGGTTAAACTTCCACCGTGGCAACGCTGTTAAGTACATAGCGAGAGCGGGTAAAAAGAACCCCGATAAAGAGATTGAGGACTTACAAAAAGCCGTATGGTACATACAGCGTGAGATAGAACGACTTAACAAGTTGAAGGCAAGCAAATGAAGGTAGATATAACTACAACCGATAAAAAGTACGACGTGATATACGCTGATCCCCCTTGGCTATATAACGATACTCTCGGCGGTAATGTGGCGTATGGCGCAATGCCTTATCATTGTATGAAGCAGTCAGACATCGAAGCTCTCGATATACGCTCTATTGCGAAACATGACAGCATTCTGTTTTTGTGGGCGACAATGCCCAAATTACAGGAAGCACTTAACGTTATAAAAGCGTGGGGCTTTAAGTACAAAACGTGCGCCTTTTGTTGGGTTAAGACAAACCCCAAAAGCGGTGGCATTTATTCGGGCTTAGGACGTTGGGTAAACGGCAACGCAGAATTATGTTTGTTGGCGACGAAAGGACATCCCCACAGAGCGAGTAAGTCTGTAAAACAAATTGTTATGTCACCGAGGGGAAGGCACAGCGCAAAACCACCCGAAGTAAGAGAGCGAATAGCTCAACTCGTTGGGGGGGGGGCGACTACATAGAATTATTTGCCCGTCAGTCCGTCGAAGGATGGGACTGTTGGGGTGACGAGGTATAACCCATGTCTTATGATTTAACTACAATTAACAGCGCATTTGAAAAAGCTGCCGCACGTTGTCAACAATGGCAAAACATTATAGTAAGCATAAGTGGTGGTTCGGATAGTGATGTTATGCTCGATTTGCTATTGCAGGTATGTCCAAAAGAAAAATTACATTTAGTCTTTTTTGATACAGGCATCGAATACTCCGCTACTAAAAGTCATTTATACGACTTAGAGAAAAAGTATAATATTACGATTGATAGGCAACACGCCACCGTTCCTGTACCGATAGGTTGTAAAAAGTATGGCGTTCCTTTTTTAAGTAAGTTTGTTTCGCAAATGATTAGCCGCCTTCAACGTCATAATTTTGATTTTGCCAACGACGGCAATAAGTCGTTTGAGGAACTGAAAGAAAAATATCCTAAGTGTGTAGGCGCATTGACATGGTGGACTAACAGCTATCCTGCAATGGAAGGTAAAAAAAGTCGTTTTAATATCAATTCAGACTATGCGCTAAAAGAATTTTTGATTGCTACCCCCCCGACGTTTGCAATATCGGCAGAATGTTGCGAAGGTGCAAAGAAAAGCTCATCACGCTTGTACGAAAGAGAAAATAATTTTGATTGCAAATGTGTAGGTTTACGCAGGGCAGAGGGTGGAATAAGAGCTAACAGTATAAAGAACTGTTATACGTTCGATCCGAAAGCTACAACGCAGAATTTTCGCCCGATTTGGTGGTTTACAGACGAAGACAAAGCCGTTTACATAGATAAATATAATGTAAGGTTAAGCGACTGTTATACGTTGTATGGAATGAAGCGTACAGGGTGCGCAGGTTGTCCTTTTAATAGCCACTTCGAGGACGATTTATTAACATTGCAGAAGTATGAACCGAAATTGTACACGGCAGTCAATAATATTTTTGGCGAGAGCTACAATTATATGCGTAAATACAGAGAGTACAAAAAACATAGAAGGAAAACAAAAGATGAAATGGAATAAGGTGAGTAACCGACGTTGGGAAGCGGTCGGTAAGACGGGTATGTTCATAATTGAGCAGAGCGGTAAACTGTTTTGGTCGAGATATGTCAGCGTTGTAGGCAAGGCATTTAAACTTGTACCAACACAGAAGCTAAGGGATGCCAAAGCTATGTGTCAGGATAATTATTATTGGGAAGGTGTATGATGGTTGATGGTTTTATATTAAAGGCGGCAAACAATTGTGCAAATGGTAAATGCGGTACTTGTGTTTTGCTTAACCTTAATGATTGTCAGGCACAGATAGCAAAAGAGCTACTGCGATTAAGCAATGAAAACATTAACTTAACCTGCGAGAATGTGGAGTTAAAGCGTAAGTGCGAAAACTTTGAGCAATGCGGAATGGGCGATAAATTCTCAACTTTGCTTATGAATATTATGTTGCAGGCAGAAGCGCACGAGCAGTATTTTAATCATTTCGACCTCGACGACTTGGCGGCGGTTTTTGGTTGATATAGCTCACATTCAAGGAACTACAATTCCTTACATAGAAAACAGTAAGAGGTATAAAGATGGCGACGAAAAAGACAAATAAGACGGAAGCGGATATTACTGTCGGTAACGAAGTTGTTAGCGCAGATACAGTCAAACAAGTAACGAAGCGTACTCGAAAGGATATGAGTTGGTCGGGCAATGAGAATTTACAAGCGGGTGATAATGCAAGATATTTACGTCACGCACTCGCCGCTTATGATTTGCCTGCAATTGATATATCGGACGAGAAGCAAGTGGAAGGGCGTATTAAATGGTACTTCGAGAGTTGTACTAAGGACGATATGAAGCCGACTGTAATGGGTATGGCGAATGCGTTAGGAGTGGATAGAAGGACACTTTATGATTGGAGTAAAGGAAACGTTAGGGGTGTCACGCATTCTCCCATAATTAAAAAGGCTATGTCGGTTTTGGAAGCGTTGTGGGAAGATTATATGCAGAACGGGAAAATTAACCCCGTAAGCGGCATTTTTATCGGCAAAAACCACTTCGGTTATCAGGACAAACAGGAAGTCGTACTCACGCCCAACAACCCGCTCGGCGAACATCAAAGCGCAGAACAGCTTGCGGACGAATACGAACTCGCAGAAACGACAGAAAACAGCGACAATGCAGAAAATTAACTTGCGTGTAACTTGCAGAACAGAAAACATTTAAGCCGTTTAAAGCTCAAAATAGGGCAGAAAACGGCTTTTATCTTGCAGAAAACAGAAAAATATGCACGTTATCTAACTTGTGGGTAACTTGCAGAACGGCAGAAAAGGACAGAAAAAAGCCGCAGAAAAGAGCAGAAAAAGCCCGAACAGGTGGAAGCAAGCAAACACCCACGGCGGGTTGCGGTGGGCGAAACGAGGGCAAAAGAAAACGGCTGCCGAAATGGTAGCCGCTTCCGAGAGTATTATATTTACCGCTTCCAGTATGCGGTTAAACGTTGGATGTTTTCATCGCTTAGGTATGCCGACTGAAAACGAATTTCCCCAACACGGTCGGCAAGTTTAAGCAAGGCATCGCCGCAACCTGTCAGTGTTTCCGCTCCTTTGTGGTCTAAAATCGTGACACTATCCCGAACGGATGAGACACGCAGAGCGATTTTACAAGGCAAATTTGATTTAATCAAACCCGTTATAACGTTGACTGTGGGGCGTTGTGTGGCAATAATCAAATGAATACCCGCCGAGCGTCCTTTTTGCGCTAAACGTATAATATAGGGTTCGACAGCTCCGCCCGACGTAAGCATCAGGTCAGCAAGTTCATCGATAACAATAACTAAATGCGGGTATGTCGTGCCGCTTATATCCTTTAAACCGTGGGCAGATAGGAAGGTATAACGGGCATCCATTTTGTCGCACGCCTGCCGCAAATAATAAACTGCGGCGGTTATGTCGGTTATCGGTGGCGTTACAAGGTGCGGCAAACTGTCATAATTAGTTAGTTCAACTTGTTTCGGATCTATCAATAACAGTTGCATCCGTTCGGATGTGTAAAGGTAGAGAAGTGAAGACAGAATACTATTTAATAGTACTGATTTACCGCTTCCCGTTTCGCCTGCAATAAGCAGGTGCGGGGCGGCGGCAAGGTCAAACCATAGCGGGCGGTTATCGGTATCAATACCGAGAGCGGCGGCAAGTGTGGCGGATCGTGGCGTGTCTGAGCGTGTCAATAGGTCATCCAAGTAGACCGATGCCCGCTCATCGGCGGCGACCTCAACCCGTACATGGTGCGTTTTAGAGGGTTTAACCTCGGCGTGGCGGTGTAATAATGCTTCTATCGTCTTTTTGTTTGTGTATGCCTTTTTAATGTCGGCAGCCTTTACAAAGTCAATATCAAAGGCGGACAACTGCGGCGCATCCGTAGAGGATAGGCGGCAAACAGGCATATTTAAACTATCAAAGGCACTAATAACGGCGGATGGATTCAACCGCTCCGCCGTCGTAGTTCTGCCGCTTCTTGTAAATATTTCGGCGGTTGGTGTCATACTGTCACCGCCTGCGAGTCAGGCACTCGCACCCGACGAATCTCACAAAGTCCATATGTTTTAGAATACTGCGAGAGGTTCAACCGTGCCCACGTTGCATCCTTGCATTGATAGAGCTTTACGCCGTCAAAATGCACATTCAGTGAGTAAATAGCAAACTCATAATGGTAATTATATTTAATCATCTCATCACCTCATAAAATGCGGGATATTTGCCGAGTTGCGCATCGTTGCAATTGTAATAAATAAAGGAATTAACAAGGGTATCAAATGCGCTGCCGTCGTTCTCAAATTCTAACCCCGTAAACCAAGCCGAACCGGGATGGCATTTACAAGGAATTATAACAACGGGTTGATGGTTATTATATAGCTTTCGGGCGGTGGCTTTCGTGATGCGCCTTAAATTATTTACTTGTAATGATTTCATTTTATCACCTCGTAAACCATCCCGAGTTCGTCGCCGTTCTCGTCATTTTCAATATAACAGGCGGCAGGCTTGCCATCCGTAGTTATTGCAATTCCACGCAAATACAAATTTGTACCACGTTTGCGGGCGGTCGTGTTGCCGTTCCAAAGTGCCGCAAATGAACTTGATGATGTGTATACTAACCCATCTAAAAAATCGCTACCCGCTAAAATTTCCAAGGAAGGAAGCAAACGACGGGCGGCACGTTCGGCGGTTCGCTTGTATATACAATACTTGTTACAAATAGACCAATCAAGCAAGAGATGTAAACCGTTAAACGTTTCAAAATATTTCGGCGTTGTAACATCTAAAATAAAAGATGTAAGTAACTTGTTTAAATCTGCGTTTATATCGGTTGATTCGTTATTATAGCGTATTTCCTCGGCGAGTAAATCATATTTTCTAACCATATTATAACCGGGTGTAAGATTGCCAAACGGGGCATAGCCTGTTACAATTGCAACGTTGCCGAACTCGTAAATATCCGCCGCCCATCCTTCAGGGCGTGTGGTATAGGCATCTGCACTTTTTGCGCTTAACAAGTTTTGAGCATTGCAATAGCTGATACAAATAACTTGCTTGTAATTACTCATAACTTCTTTTTTGGTGGTGTGAAATTTCATAATAAAAGCCTCCTTAATGCTTTACATTTTCGGCGGCTTGTTGTAATATAGTTTTACCGCCTACATTGCAGGTTATTACCTGCGGGTTGTGGTAGCCGTGCATCCTGTTTGATTCGAGTCTTAGAGGGTGGCGGCTTTTTTCTACCTATAAAACAGCCTTAACTGTTTTTACATTATTATAACAGCCTTAACTGTTTTTGTCAAGGTTTTTTAATAATAATATCAGTTAAAACTGTTTAAAAAATGATAGTGTAAAAACTTAAAAGTTTTTGGACGGCGGGCGCATTCTGACGGGGTGACAGCTTGCAGCGACTGCCCCCGGTGGGGGAATGCCGAAAAATTAAAGGGCGGGGGTGAGCCTTTTTACCACAGAAAACAGAAAAAAGGCACTTTCCAAAAATTTTGCAGAAAACAAAAAGACACTTAAATTTGCTAAAATTATATATTTAGGGTAGTCTTTCGAGTTTGGGGCAGTCACTTTTAAGATTTTCACAAATTTCTCTTAGTAATAGGTTTTACTATATAAATATATTTTTTTCTCTTCCCTAAAGAGAGTTTATAGTCACTCAACTACCCTAATTGCCCCTATGCTCACTCATCAGATTAAAAATAGTATAAAATTAACTAATTTAAGCCTAAAAATAGTCAAAATATAGTAATTTTTCAGGGTGGTCACTATTGATTTTTTGGGGCAGTCTATGCTGTTTTTGGGGTAGTCACAGGGTAGTCACTTCATTTAGTATAAAATTTGTGTTTAAAATTTTGAAAAAAAAGACTTGACAAAAACAGTTATGTCTGTTACAATATTTTCAAATCAATCGAGGTGATAAAAATGTGTGATAAGGAAATTATAAAAGAAGCAATGAAAGTGCGTGGCTTTACTCAAAGTATGTTAGCGGAAGCCGCAGGTTTAAAAAGACAGAGTAATGTCAGCGAGATACTGCGCACGCAAACAATACAAGTTAAGACCTTCGTTAAACTTTTAAATGCTATGCAATTTGACGTTATCATTAAAGACCGCAATAACGGAAACAAGAAAACTTGGGTTGTCGATACTGATACCATTGACAGTTTACCTGTTTCCGAAGATGCCGATTAGTGGTTCAATAAGGGGGAACTATGATATACGGATATGCGAGAGTAAGTACAAACGGACAAGCGAGGGACGGCTTCGGTTTGGAAGTACAGTCTGCGCAATTGAAAGAAGCAGGTGCGGAGTGTATTTTTTGCGACCACTTTACAGGCACAAAATCAAGTCGACCTGAATTGGACAAACTTCTTTCTGTAATTAAAAGTGGCGACACTTTAATTGTTGCAAAACTTGATAGAATAGCGAGAAGCGCAAGTCAGGGAACAGCACTTGTTATTCAGTTGCTCGACAGAGGTATAAAGGTGCATATACTCAATATGGGTATGATGGACAATACACCGACAGGCAAACTCATTCGTGGTATAATGTTTGCTTTTGCCGAGTTTGAGCGAGATATGATTGTAGAGCGGACTGCCGAAGGAAAAAAGATTGCTAAACAAAAGCCGAATTACAGGGAAGGTCGACCTAAAAAGGTTATTCCGAATTTTGCGACTTATTATCAAAAGCAACAAGACGGGGAAATCACCATTCCTGAAGCCTGTTCAATTTTGAACATAAGTAAATCGTCTTGGTACAACTTTGCTAAAAGTATGGGCGGGACGACTTGACAACTTTTATGGAGCTACTATGAAAATCAATACTGCATTAACACGCACAATGCGCCTAAAAAATCTAAATAAAACACAATTAAGCGAATTGAGCGGTTTGGCTAACATATCGCAGGCTTTACAAACCGAAAATCCTACGATAAATACTGTTTTAAAAATATTAAATGCTTGTAATTGCGATTTAATCATTCAACCCCGTTTAGCACCTAAGTCTATTTATCAGGTTGCTATCACAAACGATGATGTTGAGCAAGAGCAAATGTTTATTGATAAGTCAGAATCAAAAGTTAAACCTGTTCGGCGATTTGTAGAAGGTACTGTTACTTGGTACTTTTTGGATGATATTGCCGATAATCTTGGCGTATCGGGTGGTGTTTTATATCATAAGCTACCTAAAAACGACAATAAGAAATATCTTATTTCAACTGAGAACCCCGAACCTTTATATTACCTTGTAAATGATATTGGCGTGGACGAAATAAAGAAATTAGTATCGGACGATTTATCTAACATTTTAAGTAAAGTCGGTTTTAAAGAAGTTGTAATACTAAAAAAATAACTTAAATTAAGTTAAATCTAATTAAATTTTATTAAAATAACTTAAATAATTTTATCATTGGATAGAATTTAAACCTATTGAGGTTATGGCTTAGGCTGTAACCTCTTTTATTTTGCCTTGGGAGATTGTTATGCCGAATGAGAGATTGAAAGACACAATCTATATGTACATACAGCGAGAACCTTATAAGTTGAAATATTATTCGGACGGGCTTTCGCTCGTACTCGATACAGTCGGGAACGACTTGCTGACAGCGTTGCGGTGGAGTGGGGAACTGAAAGAGTATTGCTTAAAGGGCATACGCACACAACCTAACATCCGTGCCGACCTCGACGTGATTTATAAAAAACTTTTACTTATGGAGTCGCCACACCTGTTTGATTCCTATATGCTGTACTTAGAGCGCAAACGCCCGGCGAAAGAGCGGTTTTATTTCCCACGCCGAGAAAAGTTAAAGCCGATAGTCGAAGCCTTACAGGAATTAGAGGACGGCAACCTTGACGAGCTTTTTATTAGCCAACCGCCCCGAACGGGCAAGACAACGCTTATTCTCTTTTTTTTAACTTGGGTAAGTGGTAAGCACCCCGAAAAAGCAAACCTTTACTCCGCTTACAGCGATGTAATCACAAGTGCGTTGTATACGGGTATTTTGGAAATCGTTAAGGACGATATAACTTATGCTTGGAACGAAGTATTCCCCGACACAAAAATCGTACACACCAACGCCGCCGACGAAACTGTCGACGTGGGGCGTGTGAAACGTTATCCGACCGTAACCTGCCGTTCCTTGTATGGCACGCTGAATGGTGCGTGTGACTGTTCGGGTTATCTCATCGGCGACGACCTTATCGGCGGTATCGAGGAAGCATTGAACCCCGACAGACTTTCAGCGGCGTGGAGTAAAGTTGATAACAACCTTATTCCTCGTGCAAAGGAAACTGCAAAACTACTATGGATAGGTACAAGGTGGTCGCTCATTGATCCTATCGGCAATAGGCTTGACTTAGTACAAAATTCAAACGAATTTAAGAATAGGCGCATAAAAATTGTTTCAATTCCCGCACTTGATCCCGACACGGATGAAAGCAACTTCGAGTATAAGTTCGGAGTGGGTTTTTCAACGGGTTTTTATAAACAACGCCGTGCTTCCTACGAAAGACAGGACGATATGGCATCTTGGTTTGCACAGTACCAAAATGAACCTATCGAGCGTGACGGCGCACTATTTACTCCCGGTAATATGCGGTTTTACAACGGCGTTCTGCCTGATAGTGAACCTGATAACATTGTTGCGGCTTGCGACGTTGCGTTTGGTGGTGGTGACTATGTGTCATTCCTTGTTGCGTATGTTTACGGCACGTCGGTTTACATTCACGATTGTGTGTTCGATAACAAGGACAAAAAGGAAACCCGCCCGCAGGTAGTTGAGTGCATTCTGCGCAACTCGGTAAAGTTTGCGCAATTTGAAGCCAACAACGGCGGCGAAGACTACGGCACTTGGGTAGACGATAAAGTGCGTGAGCGTAAACATAAATGTACCATAACCGCTAAACCCGCACCTTCGACAGTCAAAAAGGAAGTGCGTATTTACAATGCTTCGCCTGATATTCGAGAATGGTTTTTCATAGATGACACGCACAGGTCGGCGCAGTACAGCAAATTTATGACACAGCTCTATTCGTTTAAGATAAACGGCAAAAATAAGAACGATGATGCCGCCGACAGCGCAGCGCAACTTGACGACGTTTTGTTGCATTCACCTACGGCAACAATCGAAGTTATCGACCGCCCGTTTTAACTTCGTAATTTTTACAAGGTTTTGGGTAAGTTTTGTGTATGTTTTGGATAAGCTCGTAACTCTTTATACAATATTTTGTATCTTACAAACAAGTTGTGAGCAAGATATTGACAAATAAAAAGTAGGTTGTTAAAATTAAAAATAATAATTGTTGAGGTAAACAATGGCTATACAAGGAAATGTCGTTTCGACGGGGTTTTATGGTCGAAAGGTATTGACAACTGAATACTCGGAAATAACGGCTGACAATATTGTTACAGTTTTGCACGACGTTTTGCCGACTTTTGAAGCGAATGTCGCACAAATAAATTATCTCTACGATTACTACAAGGGTAAACAGGCAATTCTTAATAAGTCAAAAAAAGTCCGTCCCGAAATCAATTTTAAAATAACTGAAAATAGGGCGAACGAAATTGTATCTTTTAAGAAGGGCTACCTTGTCGGTGAGCCTATTCAGTATGTACTGCGTGAAACGGATGAAAACTTAGTTGATGGCGTACACACCTTAAACAACTTTATGTTGTTTGAGGACAAGGCGTACAAAGACACACAGCTTGCAAAGTGGCTTTATGTCTGCGGCACGTCATACCGAATGGTTCTGCCAAACCCCAAACCTGTACTCGGCGAGGACGATTCACCTTTTAACATTTACACGCTAAAACCTACTTCGGCGTTTGTTATATACAGCGACGATATAGAGGATAAACCGCTTGTGGGTGTTAAGGTGTCGATTGATCCCGCCGACGGCACTAAAACTCGTAAGATGTATCATTGCTATACAGCAACTGATTACTTCTTAGTTGTGGATGATACGATTATACGGCATGAAAAACATATACTTGGCGGTATTCCTATAATCGAATATCCCGCAAACGACGAGCGACTTGGTGCTTTTGAAATTGTGTTGCCTTTATTGGATGCAATAAACATAACTTCGTCGGGACGAATAGACGGCTTACAACAGTTTGTAGAATCGTTATTAAAGTTGGTTAATACGGATATTTCCGATGAACAGTTTGATGCACTCCGTGAGAAGGGTTGTATTAAAATTAAAGATACAAACGGTACGGCAACAGTTGAGTATTTAGACCATGAGCTTAACCAAACACAATTACAGGTATTGGTGGAATGGGAGTACAATGTAGTTCTTACAATTGTCGGAATGCCCAACCGCAACGGCGGTTCGTCCACTTCGGACACAGGCGCTGCCGTTATAATGCGTGATGGGTGGAGTGATGCCGAAGCGAGAGCGAAGGAAGACGAAGCAATTTTTAAAAAGAGCGAAAGCAATTTCTTAAAACTTGTACTCGGCTACTGTCGTGCGCTCGGTTGTTTATCACTCGCCACCTGTTGCGTTGACATCCGCTTTACACGTCGTAACTACGAAAATATCGAGCAGAAGTCAACAGTACTTTGTACGTTGTTGGCGAGCGGTAAGGTTCATCCCAAACTTGCCTTCGAGATTTGCGGCGCATTTACTGATCCTACGCTTGCATACGAAATGAGCGAGCAGTATATTAAGGAACAGCAAGCGTTGGCGGAAGCTCAGGCACAAGCGCAGACGAACGCCGATGACGGCGGGGGTGCGGGTGATGGCACAGCTTAATGCCGAAAGGCTTAAATCAATTCTCTGCGACGACAAAACAATCGAAACCTTTTTAAACTGTTTCCGAAACGGAAAGACTTGCGAAGTAAAGATTGAAAACGGCAACGTGGTCGTGGTAGGAATCCAACGTAAAATCGAAAATAAAACGCCTGTCATCGGATAGGAATTAAGAAAAGTCATAGGACTTATGAATGTACCAAAATTGGTACGTTTGTAAGCCCTATTTTTATTGTCAGAGAAGACTTAAAAACGCAAGCGGCAGAGAAGCCGTACAAAAACGCAAACTACGTCACAGAAGACTATAAAAGACAAGGAGTATTTAAAATGGCAAAAATTGATGTAACCAAAATCGAAGGCTATGCGGCAATGTCCGCCGAAGACAAGTTGAAAGCACTCGAAAATTATGATTTACCCGATACAGACCTTTCGGGTTATGTAACCAAAGCATCTTTCGACAAGTTGGCGACTGAAACCGCTGAATGGAAGAGGAAATACTATGACGGACTTTCCGAAACTCAACGTAAAACCGAGCAGGCAGCGGAAGAGAAAAAGGCATTGGAAGAGGAAAATAAAACCTTGCGCCGTAATGCGACCATTGCAGACAATACTGCAAAATATCTCTCTATGGGATATTCTCAGGAACTTGCAACCGAAACTGCGACCGCCTTAGCGGACGGGAATATGGACGTGGTATTTGCTAACGGTAAAAAGGCTATCGATGCATTGATTGCAGCAAATAACGCTAACAATCTCAAACAGACACCTCGACCTGACGGCGGGAATGGTCGAAGTGAAGTAACAAGAGAGCAGTTTTTAAAAATGGACTTAGATTCAAAACAAAAATTTGCTCGTGAAAACCCGTCGTTATTTAATTCATTCATGGAGGAATAATTTATGCCCGAACTTAATCACACACATCAGGTGTATGACAACTCTGTATTGGCGATAGAGATTGAAGACCAGTATAACTCCCATGTCGATTTACTTCGTTTCGTAACAGTAGATAAATCACTTGTAGGAACGGCAGGCGACAGGAAGCACATTCGTAGATACAGAGCTACCAACGGCACACAGCAGCTTGAAATGGGACAGGGTAACACCAAAAACATTGAAGTACGCTATGCCGAGGAAGATTACAGAATTTTGCTTTTGCAAAACAGATTCCCTTACTATGACGAGGAAGAAATGAGAGATCCCGAAGTGGTAAAGGTAGGTGTTAAGCATATGGTAACCGATATGTTTAATGACTCACAGAAGCGTATCACCAACGAATTTGCAAAGGCAACACTTTCAGTCAACTGCACAGCTTTCAACTTCGATGCATTTGTCGATGCTGTTGCGCAGTTAGATTTACCCGCAAACGACAGCGAGAGAGAAAGTATTGAAGTATTTGCGTTTGTAAACCCCGACCAAACCGCCGAACTTAGGAAAGTACTTAAAGATGACTTGAAGTATGTCGAGTCATTCGTTCGTACAGGCTATATCGGTACTGTTGCAGGTGTAAACCTTTACAGCAAAAAGGATGCACCCGCAAACTATATTGTAGTGGCAACAAGACAAGCCGTAACCTACTTTGTTAAGAAGGGTACAGAGGTTGAACAGACAAGAGATGTCAATACCCGTTTGAATACAATCTATTCCCGCAAGTATTTCCTTCCCGCTCTTACAGACGAAACGCAGGTTGTTCGTATTGTCAAAGGCGCAAGCAACAAGGGTGCGGCAATTACTACAACCGAGCTTGCAGGCGGCAAGGTAGGAACTGAATATTCAGGTTCTGTAACCGCAACAGGTACAGCAACAATTACATATGCAATTGAGCGTGGCGAATTACCTGACGGACTTGAACTTGCAAGCGATGGCAAGATTACAGGTACGCCTACAAGAGTCGGCATATACGAATTTACTGTTGTTGCCGAAAACGCATACGGCGTAAGCGCACAGACTTTCACCGTAGAAATCAAAGCCTAATCTCCCTATAAGAAGGTAAGCAATATGACAGACGACGAATTATTGAAAATGTTGAAAATTACAAATGGCGATGATGAGGACGACACGGTATTGCTTACCTATCTTACTATTGCTAAGAGTGAAGTTTTAAAAAGGCTTTACCCTTTTGATAGGACTAAAAGAGAGATACCGCACGACTACTGTATGAATGTAATCAATATTGCAACGTTTTTAATTGGCAAGCGTGGTGCAGAGGGTGAAACGGAACACACCGAAGGGGATGTTAAGCGTGTTTATGCGAACGCAAATATACCCGACGAAATGTTGTCCGATATAACGCCGTTTGTGGGGTGAGCTATGAAACTTTTGAATAAAAACAAACGCTCATTCTACTATGCGACCTATGCTGGTATAGCTTCCGTTAAGGACGACAAAGGTTATGATACAGGCGAGCATAAGGTAACTTACAATAAGCCGCAGTTGCTTAGAGGGACTTTCCCGACAGGCTCAGGTGAAATTGCATCTGCCGTGTTCGGTATGTATAAGGACTATGACGGCGTAATTATCTTGGATAGTAAGCAATGCCCTGTAACCGATACGACGATACTGTTTATTAACTGTACGCCGCAAAAAGATGAGCAGGGCAATTACCTGAACGACTACGTTGTTAAAAAGGTCGTACCTTCCCCGACAAAATCGAATTGGTATGTAGCAATATCAACGGTGGGGGCTAAAAAGGTATGAAACTATATGCAACGCTCGGTAATTTGTCTAAGGTTATTAAGCAGTTGGAAAGCTACCAAAAGAGCTTAGACGAACGCAAAAAACGTTTTTTGGACGAAGTTGCAAAACTTGGTGTGTCTATCGGCGAAGCAAACTTCTCGCAGATACAATATGACGGCGACACGTCGGACTGCCGAACATATAGCGAATGGGTGGATAACGATACAATTAAAATCGTATTTCAAAGCAACGCTATTTTGTTTATCGAGTTCGGCGCAGGTGTTCATTACAGCGACAGTACGGAGCTTCATCCGTTGGCGGACAAGTTCGGCTACGAGCGTGGCGAATATGGTTATGGCAATGGTAAGCGTGATTGGTGGCTTTACAGCGGCGAAGGCGGGACGGAGTCAACCTCTGTCCCCGGTATGAAAATTACACACGGCAACCCCGCAAACAGGGTTGTTTACAACACAGCAAAAGAATTAAGGGAAAAGATTTTGGAAATAGCGAAAGAGGTGTTTAGTTTTGATTGATATAGAAAATATCGTAATTACTCAACTGAATAATGCGCTGACTCCGAAATCTTTAACTATATCGAGTGAAGACTTGCCGAGTGATGCGAAATTTCCGTACATTTATGCGATTGAGGGTGATAACTACATTAAGACGAGCGCAATGGACTCGTCGAATGAAGAGTTTGCAACAAACGTAATGTACGAAGTTAAGATTTATTCTAACAAGGCGAGCGGCAAAAAAATCGAAGCAAAAGAATTTGCCGAAATTATCGACACCGCTATGCGTGAAATGGGTTTTTTGCGCACGACAAGACTTCCACAATTTTTAAATAACGGCAGTATCTTTTGTTACATTCTAAGGTACAAAGGTATTGTTGACAAAAATAACAACATTCATTGGAGATGATATTATGGCTAATAAAACAGCAAGTACAATGCCCACCAACACATCTATGTCATATCTCGATATGAAAAATGAAGAGGGTGAGTATGAAAAACTCATAGATATTAAAGATTATCCCGACGATCCCGAACCCGAAACGCTCGATACGACCACATTGTCTGACACAATGGAAACGAGCATTCCCGGTATTGATTCGGGTGATTCCCGTGACTATACCTGCAACTACATAAAAGCCGACTACGACCGCCTTAAAAAGTTGGAAGGCACGGAACACGAATACAGAGAACGTTTCGGCGCAGATGGTGAAGACGGCGCATTTGTGTTTAAGGGACAGCACAGGGTATTGAGAGTAGGTAAGGGCGTAAATGAAGTAAGAGAGATGACATTGAAAATCTATCTTTCCGAACCCATTACGTCACAATCATAAATAAATTAGGGAGATTAGCACCATGGCAAAAACAATAACAATTAAACACAACGGAATGACATACACATTGGAGTTTACTCGTAACTCAATCGAATTGATGGAAAAACAGGGTTTTCTACTTAAAGAACTCGAAGCAAAACCTATGTCGAACCTTCCTCGTTTGTTTGCGGGCGCATTCATAGCACACCATAGCAAAGTCAATGCGGATGTCATAGATAAGATTTATCTTAAATGCAAGGACAAGCAGGGACTTCTTAAAGGACTGTTATCAATGTATAACGAAACGATGAATGTTCTTATGGACGATCCCGAAGGTGATGACGAGGGAAACGCCGAGTGGACGGCGAATTGGTAAATAACGATTCCCCGTCCGAACCTATAAGGTACAGTACGATTTTTCACAGAGAATTTTCAAAATATCTCGTTCTCGGAATGAGCTACGATGAGTTTTGGAATTACGACTGTACCCTTGTAAAAGATTATAGGGAAGCAGACAAATTAAAGCAAAAACGAATGAATGAGCGGGCTTGGCTACAAGGTATGTATGTTTACGATGCTATATGTGATGCTTCCCCGATTTTAAGGTCGCTCGCCAAACGTGGTACAAAGCCGTTTCCTTACCCCGAAAGACCATATCCGCTATCCGAAGAGGAAGCGAACGAGCGGAAAGAAAAAGAACGTCGGGAACGTTACGAACGGCATAGAGCGCAAATGTTAGGCAAACGAAAAAAATAAAGCAAAGGAAGGTGGAAAATGGACGACAACGAGCAAAATATTGATAGTCTGCAAATAGAAATTGGCGCAGCATCTGACAATGCCGCAAAAGAACTTTCCACCCTCATAGACGGCTTAAAAGAACTCGATTCCTTAGGTAAAAAGAAGGGTATCGGAAAACTTTACGACAATATCGCAAAATTTAAAGATTTTTCGTTTGGCTCATTTCTTACAGAGCTTCATCAATATCGTGAAGACTTGGAAGCAATAAGTGCATTAAAGGGTTTAAACCTTAAAAAAGTCACAACTACTTTACCAACAGTAAGTAATGTGCAGACGGTTAATGTACAGTCAACTGGTACAAATAATTTAATAACCGAACTCGACAGCACAACCGAAAAGGTAGAAGCACAAAAGGAAGAATGGGAACAGCTTTCCTCTGTTGTTGAAAAAGTTTACACGTTACAGGACTTCCTCGCCGAAGCAATGGATGACCTTGTTTATTCAGAGCAGAGAGCAGTTGAAATGGCAAAAGAAGCGGAAGCCACACTCGAAAAGAACCTAAGTTGTCTATTAGAGATAGGTGAAGCCACAAAGAACGCTTTTACTTTACCCGAATACACGTTACAGGACTTCCTCGAAGATGAACCTGACGAAATTAGGGAAGTAACCGCAACGGCAGAAACCGCCGAGCGTGTACTTGAAGAAAATATTAGTTGCTTTAATGAATTGGGTGAAGAAGGTACGTCGGCACTTGATAAAATTAAAGATGCATTTACAAAAGTACGAAAAGGTGCGGACGACGGCAACGAAGGCTTGACTAAATTTTTTGCTTCGTTGAAACGTATTGCCTTATATAGATTAGTCCGTTACGTCCTTAAAGAGATTACTTCGGCAGTATCCGAAGGTATGAAAAATCTTGCGCAGTACAGCGAGTCTACTAATTATGCGTTATCTCAATTGACGACTGTATCATCGCAACTTAAAAACTCTATTGCAGCATCGCTTGCGCCTATGCTTGAAGCAGCAACTCCTGTACTTTTAATGCTCGCACAGGCGGCTATTCAGGTATGTAATGCTTTCAATGTTTTATTCTCATTATTGCAAGGCAAGTCAACCATTACAGTTGCAACGGCGCAATGGCAAGATTACGCCGCAAGCGTTAAAGAAGCAACAAAGTCATTAACAGGTTTTGACGAAATAAATAAGCTCGGCGACAATACAACCGATTACAGCTCAATGTTTGAAACGAAGGAAATTTCATTAGGTGATATTGGTATTTCAGTAGCGGAAATAGCAGGCGTTATCGGTGGAATTACTGCCTTAGTAACACTTTTGAAGGGCGGTTCAATACTTGGGAATTTACAAAATATTGCAAGCGCATTTATGATAATTTTGGGCATTCTCGAAAGTATAAAAGATATTTACGATATTGTCACAAACGGCGCAACGTGGGAAAATCAAATTGCATTATTCTCTTCGCTATCGCTTTTAATTGCGGGACTTGCGATTAAGTTTGGAACTGTCGGTGCGGCAGTTGGTGCTGTTATAAGTGCAGTTGCTTTATTAACTACTGGTATTATCGACCTTTGTAAAAACGGCGCAAATTTAACAAATATAACTCAAATAATTGAGGGTATAGGTGTTGCGCTTGCCGCAACGGGACTTATCTTAACTAAGTTCAATACTTCACTCGGTGTTTGTGTTACAATCATCGGTGCTATTGTTGCAGCGGTCGCTCTTGTAATTTCGAGTTGGGATGAAATGAGCGATACAATGAAAATAGCTGTTACAGTTATTGGTGGAGTGGTTGCGGTACTTGCGGCGGCAGCACTCGCAGCGTTAGCTGCGCAAGGAGCATTAACTTTCGGCGTTGGTGCGGCACTTGCGGCGGCAACAATCGGTGGTGCTACAATAGCGTTATATGGCACATTAAAGAGTGTTGGCGTATTTGCCGATGGTGGTTATCCTGATGAGGGACAGTTGTTTATCGCTCGTGAAAGCGGTGCGGAAATGGTCGGCAATATCGGCGGTAGGACTGCCGTTGCAAACAATGACGACATTGTTGAAGGTATCGCCGACGGCGTTGCACAAGGGTTTGAGAATAGTAGTTCGGGCGGTGATTGGACTATTGTTATTAAAGATAATAGGAATAGACTTACGGGCAAACAGGTTGTAAGTGCTGCCGAGCGTAAGAATATAAGAGATGGCAAGACTGTTATTCAGCTTGGTACATAGGGGTGAAAATGGAAAGTAAAAAAATAAACCCCATTGCGTGGGTAGATAATCAGGCAGTACCGTGTCCTTCGTCTTATGAATGGGGCTTGGACGATTTATCCGATAGCGATTCGGGACGAACACAGGACACAGTAATGGATAAACAAAAGTTGGGGCAAGTCGTTAAAATCAAATTTACTTGGCAAAACGTTACGACTGAAACCGCTTCGATTATTCTCAAAGCCTTTAACCCCGAATACATAAACGTGCGCTACTTAGATCCGATGGAAAATGGGTTTAGAACCGCTGAATTTTACGTTGGTAATAGGACTGCGCCGCTGTATAACTCAACCTTAGGTGTATGGAAGAGCATTTCATTTAACATTATCGAAAGGGAC